ATCTTGCAGGTGCTTATAATGGAATGACTGTTACAGGTGGTAACATTGGACGTGGTAAAGCGTTTGGAGATATGAGTGGTTATAACATTGCATTGGTAGGTAGAGAGCAAAGAGCTGCTTTATCAGTAGTACCTAGTGCAGTTGTAGCAGATACAATCTTCGGAGGACTTACGACTACAGGAAACAGACCAACAATAGTTACTTCGTAAAAATAAAGTATAATTTAATATCAAAGCCTTCCCTAATCGGAGGGCTTTTTTTAGTTAAAATAAAAACAAAACGCTTATTTTTAGATTATTATAAAAGACACACATTATGCCAACGAATTTAATAGTAAGACAAGGAACAACAGGAGTAGTAGTTACTCCTAGCGATGCCGTAGATATAACTGGATCAACAGCCAATACTCCAGCAACATTATTTGTAGGAACTGCGGGAGATATTGAAGTTATCACGTTAGGAGGCTCTACATTAGTTCTTAAAAATATTCCTGCAGGTTCTTTCTTACCTATACAGGTGACAAGAGTTAAGGCAACACTTACAACTGCATCGGACATAGTAGCTATATTTTAAGGTATGATTAATATCATACAGAATACGATTGGTGCTTCACAGAAAGCTTCGGGAGTTGCTTCAATTTTACCTATAGCATACAACGTGCTTATTACAGGTGACTTTATTGAGGGCGTAACCCTAGCAGGTTCGTATCAATATACTGACCCTAATAGTGTACCTCAAGGCGTTACTACATTTAAGTGGTATCGTGCTGCAGATTCAATCGGTACAGGGAAAACGGTAGTAAGTACAACGCAATCATACACAGTCTTAGGTTCAGATGAAGGTGATTATATATCTTTTGAGGTAACTCCAAAGAATACAAACGGTGATGTTGGTACACCAAGAGCTACTACTTACGCAGAAGTTCCAATCCCTTTACCTTTAGCAAACAGCGTTTCTTATGGCTCTGTATTATTCCAAGGAGAAACACTTACAGGTGCTTATACTTATGTAGAGAATGGAAGCGCCCCTGAAGGTACTACAACGTTTAAGTGGTACACAGCAACAGATTCAAGTGGTACAGGTAAAGTAGCAATAGTTGGAGCTACATCACAGACTTATATATTACAAGCAACTGACAAAGATAACTTTATTTCATTCGAGGTGACACCTGTTACCAATACGGGCGTTTCTGGTGCTTCTGTTCAGACTGCTTATCAAACGGCTATTGGAGGCTTACCAGTTGCTACTAATGTAGTTTATACAGGAGTAGTTCAAGTTGGAGAGATTCAAACAGGTTCATACGATTATAGCGGTGCTCCTGAAGGTAGTTCTGGTAAATATTGGTATAGATATAATTCAGTAGGCGGTGGTTCGGCTACTTACTTAGGTAGTGGTTCTACATATACAATCATTGCAGCTGATGAGGGTAATACAATTAAATTCAGAGTAATTCCTAAATCAGTATCAGGCGTAGCTGGAACAAATGTATACTCACCAACTAGAGGGGTTGTAGCTCCTTCTGCCTTCACAGGCTTACTAGACACTTACTCAGGTGCAGCAGTAGGTTATTCGCTTAGACAATTAAGTTCTACTTATAGCGGTAATTGCATTAAAGTTAGACGAGCTTCGGATAGTACTGAGTTAGATATTGGATTTGTAAATAACGTATTAGACACTGCAAGTTTAGCCACGTTCTGTTCAGGAACTGATGGGTTTGTTTCTGTTTGGTACGACCAAAGTGGTAATGCTAAACCGATGTTTAATACCTCGGCATCAAGGCAGCCAAAGATTGTGACTAGTGGTTCGATATTGTTGGAAAACGGAAAACCTATATTAACGTCTGATGGCTCTACTAGTGGAATGACTTCTGATTATATAGCAGATTCTGGAGTTTCGGCAAAAGGCTTGTTTATTGTAACTAAAAGGAATTCAAGTACAAACCAATGTATTTTAGGTTCTTATTCTGATGGAAATAATATAAATTACATATTAGATAGTGGTTCAACAAGTACATCAGTAAATCTAAATGTAGCCGTTACATCTCAGAAACTTAATGGTAGCTCGTGGGTATATACTAATAGGGGTGGTGTTTACACCGACTTAAGTGTTCAGTCAATAATATCGGCTAACGCTGTATATAGTTTTGGAGTTGATACTACTGATGCATTAAGTTTAGGATATAGATATACATCTCCTGTTAATTTTGAAATGACTAACATGCAAGAGCTTGTTATATTTGAAAACCAAACAGACCAAGCAGCAAAAGAAACGGCGATTAATTCATTTTACAACGCTTACTAATGTACTATACAGGAACTAAAATAGAGTGCGAGAACTACAACAAGAAGGTAACGCTAAGCGAGGGTTATAGTGGCTCAACTACTAGATGGGCTGACGTGGTTACGCATAAAGATGGCAATAGATTCGCTATAATTAAGCACGAGAATTATACAGCGAATATGGATTTGATAGTATTAACGGACGATTGGTTTGAAACGACATGATTAAGATAGATAAACTTAGAAGCACGTATCTTATAACGCTAACGGAGAACGGAGAGATTAAACTTCAAACTCAGAGAGATGATTACAAGGTAGCTAAAACCTACGCTAAGGAATTAGGCAAGAAAAATAAAGTTAAAGTTAAGGATAATGTTAAAGTTAGCAACATCACAGAGTAATACAGTTTACTTATCATTAGAAGAAAATTCCTCTAATGCATTTGATAACTACTATTTACTTGTATTTACTAATCTACAGACACGAGTTAGTGAAGCGAAAGTGGTAACTAAGGGCGATGTGAATGCAAGGTCGGTGGCTTTAACTTTCAATGTAAACACAGGAGCAGAACCTAAATATACAATGCAAGAGAACAGCTTCTTTTCTTACGATGTATATGAACAAACTAGTTCAAGCAATACAGACATTGCAGATTCAAGCGTGTTAGGATTAAGAGAAACAGGGAAAGCTTGGGTAAACGGAACGAGTGAAGTGGTTTACGTTAAACAAGCAGAAGCAAACAATACTAATTCAGTATATTTAAAAGTATGAGTTTCAAGGTTATAAATTTCGCATCTATAAACACCCCGAAAGCGGTGGAAAGTCCTGCAAAGGATTGGGTTGCATATGGTGAAGATAACGATTACTTCACTTATCTCATTGATAGGTGTAATGGTTCAGCTGTTTCTAATGCTATTATCTCAAGTGTAAGCGACCAAATCTACGGAGAGGGCTTATCTGCTACGAATAGCAATACGAAGCCGTTAGACTTCGCTAAAATGCGCACCATATTTAAGGGTGAAGATTTAAGAAGGGTATCTGGTGACTTGAAAAAGTTAGGAATGGGCGCTTTTAATGTGATTTGGAACAAGGGAAAGACGCAAATTCTACGATCAAAACACATACCAATGCAGAACCTACGACCTGAGAAGGCTACGGATGGGGAAATCAAGGCTTGGTATTATTCTGACAACTGGAGCGAGTACAGAAAAGCTAGGTATTCGCCTAAAAGAATAGAAACCTTTACAGGTGCTAAGGGTGAAGACTCTCAAATACTAGTAATTGCTCCTTATTCAGCAGGGTTCTTTTACTTCAGTCCTGTTGATTATGTGGGTGCTTTAGCTTGGTCAGAGATAGACGAAGAGATAGCTAACTATCATAAAACTAATATACAGAACGGCTTCGCTCCTACGATGTTAGTTAATTTTAATCAAGGTATTCCAGTAGAAGAAGAACAAGATAAAATTGAACGAGCGATTGAGTCTAAGTTAATAGGTACAGGTGGGAAGAAATGGCTTACATCATGGAACGATGATCAATCTACTGCTACAACAATCGAAACAATACCTATTTCAGAAGCTTCAGAGCAGTACAAGTTTCTATCTGAAGAAGCTACACAAAAGATTCTTATAGGTCATAAGGTTACAAGTCCTATGCTTTTCGGTATTAAGGATTCAGCAGGGTTAGGTAATAACGCAGACGAGATTAAAACGGCTTCACAGTTGTTTGATAACAAAGTAATTCGTCCTAAGCAGAATATGATAATAGAAGCCGTTGATAGCGTTCTTGCTGTTAATGGTATTATATTGGATTTATTCTTCAAAACTCTCGAACCTATTGAGTTTGTAGAAACTGAAGGTTTAAGCGTAGAAGAAGCAGAAAAGGAAACAGGCGTTAAGATGTGTGAGAACTTTTCAAAGGAGGAAGAAAAAGAGGATTTTAAGATAGCTGCTGAGCTTATCGGAATGGGTGAGGAGTTGAGCAGCGAAGATTGGGAATTAATATCTGAAGAAGATGCTGAGGAACATGAAGAACTAGAAGCCTTTGAATTTGCTAGTACAGGAACAGCAAGACCTAATTCCAAAAGTGAGCAAGATAAGACCATAAACGGTTTTATGTATAAGGTTCGTTATTCTTATGCACCATTACAAACAAGTTCTAATAGTAGAGAGTTCTGTCGTAAGATGGTGAGTGCTGATAAGCTTTACAGAAAGGAAGATTTAATTTCAATGGGTAAAGTTAATGTTCACGGAACTCCAAGCAATAAAAAAGGTTGGGGAGAAGGTGGTAAAAAAACCTATTCTATTTGGAAGTATAAAGGTGGTGGAGCTTGTCATCATAAATGGAAAAGAAAGACTTTCAAGAGTACTATTAAAGTAGATGTTAAAAGTCCTTTAGCACCAACGATAAGCACAAACAAATCGGACAAAGAAGGCTATAGAATACGCAACGACAAAGATGTAGCAATGAAGCCTATCGATATGATTAATAAAGGATTTATAAAGAAAAGATAATGGCAGCACTATTTTGCAACGAAGATAAATTAAAGAGTTCTACAGCAATCAATTACAACGTAGATACTGCATTCTTGTTACCTTTTTTAAAGATAGCACAAGACAAGAATATGCAGGTAATATTGGGAACTGACTTATACAGAAAGTTAGAAGCTGATATTGTTGCTGGAACTATTACAGGGAACTACAAGGTGTTAATAGATGACTACGTGCAGGATAGTATTATTCATTATGCATTAGTTGAAGCTTTGCCTTTCCTTTCCTTCCAGATCAAGAACGGTTCTGTTACACAAAAGAATAGCGAGAATGGAACGGCTGCTAACAAGAGCGACATCAACTGGTTGATACAGAAAGAACGTGATACAGCAGAGTTCTACGGTCAAAGGATAGTTGATTATCTATGTGAGAACTCAAGCTTGTTTCCTGAGTACTCAAGTAATTCAGGCGCAGATATGAGTCCGATTTCTAATGCTTACAATACAGGTTTAAGAATATGATGTACAAGCCAAAGAAGAAGAACATAAAAAAGCTATTAATATATTTAAGAAGTGTAAATGTATAAAGATTTAATTGAAACAAATTTAGTAAATACAGCAGCTATCGGAATAAGCTTCGCAGATATTAACGGACTTCTAACGGCTATCGTATTGATTACGGCAGCAATATATAACATCAAGAAGATAGAGAATGAGCAGAAGGATTAAGCACTTTGAACCAAGCGAGTTCACCTGTAACGGAGTAGAATGTTATAACCTAATGAGCGACAAATTGCTTGAAGGTTTAGAGGTTGCTCGATGCCTTGCAGAAATTCCCTTTCATATCAATTCCTCTTGGAGAGATAGCAACGTAAATCAAATGGCAGGGGGAAAACCTAATTCTGCTCATTTAAGGGGTAACGCTGTAGATATAGCTTGTGCTAATAGTTACGATAGACATATCATTTTAAACGCTTGTATAGATGCAGGATTTACTCGTATCGGTATAGGCAGCACGTTTATCCATATAGATGTAGATCAAGAGCTACCTAACAATGTAATTTGGACATACTAATATGACAGGCTTCGAGATAGGGATAGGATTTTACACAGGTATCTTAGCGGGTATTTGGACAGATAAGTTTGGGGACGGATACAAAACTTGTATATACCTTCCATTTATTTTCATTGAATTTAACACGTATTATGAATAACTTTATTTTAGAGAATTGGATTGCACTTTTGATAGGTGCTTTAGCTTTTGTCAAGATTGTAGTAAATTTGACTCCAACAGAAAAGGATAACAAGATATTCGGTTACATTGATGACCTTGTAAACTTCTTTATTAAGGACAATAAGAAATGAATCCTTTATGGGCGAAAGGCATCTTAACGGTTATACCTGAGATGTTCAAAGACGTAAAAGGAAAGTGGAGCAGTAAGAGAACTGTGAGCGGTGTTTTAGCAATCGCTGCGGTAACTCAAATAGATGCTACTGGTATCACTTGGCAAACACTTGTATTGGCTACTATCGCAATAATACCTTTATGTTTTAGCGTATTCGAGAAAAAGTAGTATATTTGTCAAAACAAAACATAAGTTATGTCAAAGAAGAGCAACAGATTTCGATTAAAAGATGCTGAAATTGATTTAATAAAACAGCACAGAGCAAACACCCTAGACAATCTTAACGGAAATTCATCACTTGACATACATCTCATTGAGAGAGGAATAGACAAGAAAGATGTTGTGTCTGTTAAACATTGGCAAAATATGGGAGGAGAGCTTCGGTTCTCCATAGTTACCAAAGATGGGCAAGGTGGATTTGATGAAGCGGGTATCTTTGAAAGGTTAAACACTTTTATCGAAGGACACGCTCCAAGTTATCCAAAAGCACCTAAAAACGACAACGGTACACACCTGCTAGTTATCAACCCTGCAGATATTCACATCGGTAAGTATGCCAATGCAGAAGAAACAGGCGAGGAATACAATACAGACTTAGCAGTTGCTAGAGTTATAGAAGGAGTTCAAGGATTGATTGATAAGGCGAAAGGCTTTGAAGTTGAAAAGATACTTTTCTGTATTGGTAACGATATTTTACATATAGACAATGTTTACGGATCGACCACTAAAGGTACTTTTCAAGACTGCGATGGGAAATGGTGGGAACACTTTGAAATAGCTTTACAATTATACGTTAAATGTGTGGAGATGTTAAGAGAGATTGCTCCTGTTGATTGTGTACACTCAATGAGTAACCACGATTATCAGTCTGGCTTTCATTTAGCTCATGCATTAAAGGCTTGGTTTAGATTAGCAGACGATGTAAATGTAGATGCAGGAGTAAGTCATCGTAAATACTACACATTCGGAGCGAATTTAATAGGTTTAGAACATGGTGACGGTGCTAAGATGGACAATCTTCCGATGTTAATGGCACACGAGAAGCCTCAAGAGTGGGCAGAAACTAAATATCGTTATTGGTATCTTCACCATTTGCACCATAAAGTGAAATATAAATGGAGAGATGCTAAAGATTTCATCGGTGTTACAGTTGAATATCTTAGAAGTCCTAGTTCAGCCGATTCATGGCACTCACGAAAGGGGTTTACTGGAAGCCCTAAAGCAGTTGAAGCTTTTATTCATTCCAAGACGCAAGGTCAAGTCGCAAGACTCACACATTTCTTTTAGTTAAGTATCAAAGGGTTACAGAAATGTAGCTCTTTTTTTATGCTTTGCAGCTTACTTATTATACTATTTATTAGTACATCTCAAAAAGAAGTATTATCTTTGTAGGGAACTAAAAAACTAAAACTATGAGATACGTTATCTATAACACAGACGCAGACGAAGGTCAAGAATACATCGGTATTGATATATCAAGAACAGATGACATTGACAACGCTGAACACTTTGAAACTTATGAAGATGCTCAGTTAATGATTAGCCAAAGTGGTACATCTTCAATGATTGTAATAGACACATACGATGAATAGAGATTTAAAAGGTATTAGCAACCTCATAGAGGACATCACGAAAGATATTGATGGATTAGTATTGGACGGTGATTTATACGCCATAGAGGCTATCGTATTAGCTAAGAAGTTCGAGGGTGCTGCAAAGCATTTAAAAGATAGCTGGGAAGATGAGGCTCTAGTAGTTACTGAATCTTGGAAGGGTGAATCTTTCGCAGGATATACGGCAACACAAAAGGACGGATCAAGAAGGTACAGCTTCAAGCATCTGGATAAATGGAATGAAGTAAACGAGTACAAGAAAGATTTAGAATTAGCTTTTAAAAGCTCTTACTTGCAAGCACAAGAGGGAAACATTATAGTAGATGAAGACGGTGTTGTAGTTCCACAAGCTGAACCAATCAAAACAAAACAAAGTATTGTATTAACTAGAATTAAATAAGCTATTAATTAGCATATACCGAAAAGAAGGTTTATATTTGCATCAAACAAAACAACTAAACTATGAGAACACTACTTGAAAGATTGAAGCCCGAAGTTAGAGATAGATTAAATTTATCTTATAAGGATTATCCTACTACTTGTGGGGAGTTAGAAAGCTCTATGAATGTAAGCGTATCTTTTATTCAGCTAACAATGAACGAATGTTTAAACTTACTTAACATGACATCAAAAAACCCATTATCATTCGAAAATGTTGAATCTTTATTTGAATCAAACTAACATGGGAAAGCTAAAAGAATTATTTTTAAGAGGTCAAGCTGATGTAATGAGTGTTGACGATATGAGAATCGAGCAGATGAACAACGAGTATGCAAGACATTGCGAGTTATCTCAAGAATGGAATGCAGGAGAGCGTTCACCTGTAACACGATCAATCCTAGAATGGGAACATTTAGGACAACCTGTAAGAACTAGACACGATGGATAGAGGAAAGATAGCAGAGTTATACAAGAAGTATGACCTAGCAAAAGAGGACATCTACAAGCACCAACATTACCTTATAATCTCAAGGTCTGGAATCGACAAAATACAAGCGATAGAAGGTATCAAGATAGCTTATGAAGTTATCAAATGTGAAACAAATTTCTGTGTCATTAAGGCAACGACTAAGGATTTAGAAACTTTCGGAAGTGCCATCAAAGGAGTTTCATTTAAAGACGGTAACACCAACTCTTGGTACGTTATGGAGATGGCAGAAAAGAGAGCCATGAGTAGGATAGTATTAAAGGTTTGTGGATTCTATGAACTAGGTGTATTTGGTGAAGATGAGAGTGAAGACTTTAAACGCAAATAACATGAACGAAAAAGGAAGAGGCTGGATACCTCAAACAAAACTACAAGTGTTATTCTTTAGCACTTACACAACGAAGAAAGCAGCAAGTGTAAACATGGGGGTTACAGTTACAACCCTCCGCTTGTTGTTTGGTAGAGAAGATAGATTCACTTACAGCCAACTTAAACAACTATCAAAAGATAGTGATGTAAAACTAACAGACATAATCAAACTAATATGAAAGATCAATATTTTGAAAAGCTAATTACGCATTCAGCAAAGATAAACAAAACATTTGCAGGTGCTTTACTAGATAAGGGAAGACAACAGTTTGACGTTGAGTCAAGAAATATGTGTTACAATGTATTAAGAAAATTGAATTGGAGTTTGCCGGACATTGGCAATAGATTCAATAGAGGTCATGCTACTGTTATACACGGGATTAAGAACCATGATATTGCTTATGCGAGAGGTGGGTACTATATGAACAACTATGATGACTTAGTCATAAGAATGGCTGACAATACAGAGATGGAAAAGATTGAAAACACTAACTACATCGAAAAGAATAGAATCAAGTTCGAGTTACTAGAAGATTCAAACGTAAAGCTAAAGGAAGAGCTATTCGATATTAAAAAAACAACAAGGCTTTTATTACGATCAATCAAAGAACAACAATCATTAACCAATTTATTAAACAAATCATGCAGTTAAAAGGAACAGTTATCGAGATTAAGGAAGTACAAGTTATTTCTGACAAGTTTAAGAAGCAAGAGGTTATTCTTAAACAGGAGGGTGTAGAGTATGACGCTGACATTCCTATCGAGTTTATACAGGATAAAGGCATAGAACTTGTGAATGGCTTAAAAGTAGGTCAGTCGTACGAAATAGACATTAATATAAGCGGTAGAGCTTGGAAGGATCGTTACTTCGTCAGCTTGAAAGGTTGGAAGGTTGCAGAAGCATCTGAATCTACTGAATCCACAAGAAGAGCAATAGCTGCAGATGATGGAGCTGATGCCTTCCCCTATTAAACGAGTATTAGATATACTCAAATGGTTAAATTTGGAGGAGCTTTAAGTAGTTCCTCCTTTTTTTTTATACATATCAGTATAATTATTAGTTTAATTAAATACTTATTTGTATATTCGTCTAACATAACTAAATTTTTAATACTACCACTAAAACCCTCATTGTCACGTGAGGGTTTTCTTTTTTACATTAACATTAGATTATTTAATATATTATTTGTATATTGCACCCATCGAGTAGAGGCGATACTTATAACATTTTTACAAAAACCTATTTCAGCGAGCCCTCTACCTCCTGAGATAGGTTTTTTTTATACCAAATAGTTAAATTATGAAAATCAAATCCGTATTAAGTCAGGGAGCGTTTTGGCAAATCAATAAGTCATTAGCTCAAAAGGTAGGTTTAGAGTCTGCTTTATTATTATCCGATCTTATAGATAGGGAATCTTATTTTGAGGGTAGAGATATGTTGATTAATATTAATGGTGAAGGTTATTTCTTTGTAACTAGTAAGCAGATAAGCGATGCAACTACGTTATCATATAGGAAACAAAAGAAGTGCATTGCAGTGCTTGAAGATGAAGGAATGATTAAGACTTTTTTGCGAGGTGTTCCTGCAAAACTACATTTTACTATATGCGAAAGCAAGATTTGGCAAAGTGTAAATACTAGTATTAGCGAAACGCTAAAACTAGATTTAGCGAAAACGCAAAACAAGAGTGAGCGAAACGCTAAAACTATTAATAATAATAAAGAATTAATAATAAAGAATAATAATAAAGAACAATATAAAAAGGTTGAGAATTATTTTGACAATATTCTGATAGATAATTTATTTAAAGAATTTTTAATATTAAGAGTATCTTTAAAAGCTAAAAACACAGATAGGGCTGTAGGGCTTATATTAAAAAAATTAGAAGGACTATCTCCAGAACTACAAACGGAGATGCTAGAGCAATCAATTGAGAACAGTTGGAAGAGTGTATTCCCTATTAAAAAACAATTCAACAAAGCAGAACCTACAAGCCTAAGCAAACACTACTTCCCTGATATGTTTAAAAAGGAAGAGAACCCTTTACCGATAGAAACAAAGATTCTAAGCACTGGAGATATGAACGACTTTTTTAGTAAACCATAAAATTTGCTTAATCCGATAATTAGAATTACATTTACCAAAACAAAACAACTATGAAGGAAATAGGAAAAGAACCAAGCGATCAACTATTAAAATTCTGTGAACTAACGATTAATAAATGCTTGTTTGAGATGAGCCAAAAGAAGTCTTTAGAAGATGCCTCAATAATGGCGAACATATTAATGACTGATTTGAACGACAGCTTCTACAGACTAACTCAGCAAGATGTAGTTCAAGCATTCCATAGAGGAGTAAGAACAGGAGAACAGTTAGCAATCAATCCTCGAACGTGGTGTAACTGGTTAAATTCTCAGAAGTTGAAATCTAACGCCACACGCATCAATTCATCACAGCTTAACGAGAAGATGTTAATTGAAAGTAAATGCAGTAGCGTTGATAAAAAGCAGGTTCTGAAGGATTTCTTAGAGCTTTGTGTAATTGAACCATATGAAGAATATTGCAAAGATGAAGACATTATACTGCAAGGAGTCAATCAAATATTCATTTGGCTTGAGAAAAACGGCTTTCTATTTGTATCAGACGAGGAGAAGGAAAAGATTTGGACAAAGGTACAAGGCACGATTAAGAAGCGGAAGATGTTCACGCATAACAATGAGAAGCAATTCCATCCAGTAATTATGTGCAGAGAATACGCCATCATGAATTTATTCAAAGAAATGCGTGAGTCAAAAGTTGATTTGCGAAGTGAAATTTTAAAAGCTATTTAATTATGAACGAAGAAATAAGTAAACTATTAGAAGAGAATGCCTTTAACGTAGCCAATTCAGGCACTGGAAGTCATAAAGATATTGGAGGAGAAAAGGAAGTTCAGAAGGCTTGGCAAATAATACAGAAGAAGATTAAGAAAATAGATGCAGCCTTTTACGAAGTAATCAAAGAACGATGAAATCAAAAGAAGATGATTTACAGGTTGCAGTAGTTACCTACTTGAAGCTAAAATATAAAGCTCTTTACTGTGCTTCTTTAGGTGGTCAATACCAAAAGCACATATCTCAAAGAATGAAAGCTAAAAGAACTGGCTACGTTGCAGGATTCCCTGACCTATTCATTTACGAATCCAAAGGTGATTACAGCGGTTTAGCTATCGAATTAAAAGTAAAAGGTAACTATGCCTCACCTAAGCAAAAGGATTGGATAGAGAAGCTAAACGCTAGAGGGTATTCAGCTCATGTATGCACAGGCTTCGACAACGCAAAGGAAGTGATAGACAATTATTTTAATCAATAATTAGTACATCTCGAAAATTAGAATTAAATTTACGGAATGAAACAGACAAACAGCAAAAGAGTAATGCCACCTATACACAAACAAACAGCTTTCGAGCTTATGTTTGGCTGGAGTGGCACAATAGAAAAGGTAAGATTAAAACCATTGAAACTAGAGAAAGGAGCGTCTAGAGTTAATGGCGTAAGGATTTAGAGGGGTTCTACTTGAGTGAATCAATAACTATTGAACGGCGTAACATTCGGGAGGGGATCTGTCAGATGTTGAGTGAAGTGAGTAAGCTACTAGAACGCTGCGAATTAGTTTAAACCATTGGGGTTTAAAAGTCAGAGTTAGGGAGGGCGGGATTCCTCCCTAACCATGGACTAACTAAAAGTAACGCAAAAATGAAGAAATGTACGAAATGCAATATAGATAAAGACTTAATAGATTATCCTAAGCAATCTAGTAAAAAGTCAGGGTTAGCTTCTCAGTGTAAGAAATGTGATAATTTTAGAAATAGAATTTACCACCTATCTAACTTAGCAAAATCTAATATTAAAAGTAAAATATACCGAGATTCACTTAAAGAAAATGTTGTGTATAGAGTTTCAGTCGAAGGTAAAGGTTCTTATATTGGAAGTACGACTTGCGGACTACTAGCAAGGTTAGGACACCACAAAGGGTACTTATGTAGAGGTGAGCATAAAAACCATAAACTACAAGCCATATATAATAAGTTAGGCTGGGATGTGTTTAAATTCAAAGTCATAGAAATATTAGAATCGGATGTAGACCTAAAGGTTAGGGAGCAATACTATATTGATAACAATAAAGAGTCATTAAACATAGCAACGGCTAACAAAAAAACTAAAACAATACTAATCTAAAGTAGTCGAATTCGACCACTTTAAAACAAGACTAAGATGGAAGCACGAGAGATAGACCACATGCTTGAGCTAGGATACTGGATTCAGGTAAGTCCATTAGCTAATGCAGGTTCAGGTTGGATATGCGGAATATATAAACGAGGAAAGATTTCAGGCAACTGGATAACGGAAGTGTCTAAAAAGTTCGATAACCCGCTAGGTTGTTTTGAGTGGGCTGATAAAGAGATTGTTCAATTAATAAACAAAGTAAAATGAAAGACGAGAAGAAAAAACCTACAGAAGTAGCCGAAGCAATGTTTGAGAATTGGCTGAACGATTTAGAAGATAAGGAACAGCCCGAAGCGTGTTCGATTGATAACCCAGACTGCGAGAATTGCGGTTCATAAAAAACTAACTATGAGTAAGATAGGAATAAACGAAGTGCTAGAGCTTATTAATGGATTAACCGAAGCTTTAGAAGACTCAATGGAGTCAAAAGATTTGCTATTCAATTTAGTAGATAGGAATATAAATGACATTGCTGTACTAGAACATCAAGTTGATGAACTACTGTCTGAACGAAAACCTACAATAGAGGATAAGGTATGTCAGAAGATTCAAGAACGTGCTGAGATGGGTTTAAATAAATATGGCACGACTATGGAGAGGACTGACCTTAGTATAGAAGATTGGCTAACTCATGCTCAAGAAGAATCTTTAGACTTATCTATCTACTTAGAAAAAATAAAGAGCTTACTACCTATTGTTAAAGAATAAAGTGTATATTAGCAAAGTATTTCATACATAGTTGTTTTGGTGGGGGTGTGGTGTGAAAGCTGCATCCCCATTTTTGCGACTATACAAAAACAAAAACTATGAGAGGAATTGTAAACCATTCAATACTAAAAGGAATTAAAAAAGGCAAGAAGATGCACGTGATCAGAAGATACTTAGCTATTTGCTATGGTATTAAGGTAGGTCATAAAGTAATGCTCACAAGGTATGGCAACATTAAAAGAAGATTTAGCAGCACATTACGATGATTTGTATAGGATAGCCTTAAAGATTACTAAGACTACAGCAGACGCAAAGGATTTAACTCAGGACATATATATAATTCTGCTTGAGTACGATCAAAGGAAGCTACAAGTTATTTTTGATAATGGACATTTAGGGTTTTGGGTTACTAGGGTAATGTGTAACCAATACCTAAATGCTAATTCTAAGTTTAAGCGTAAGTATTACGGTAAGCTTAGAACTGATAAAGATAACGACCAGCACTTGGTTAATCTAGTGGACGAAGAGTATGAAGACGATACTAGGATCGACATGATTAACGAAGCTATGAACGACTTACACTTCTATGACAGGTCTTTATTCAAAGTCTATACAGAAACAGACCACACGATTAGAAGCCTTGCAGCAGCGACAGGAATAAGCACTACAAGCATATTCTCAACGCTCAAGAAGGTCAGAAATAAGATTAAAGATGAAGTTAAAAACAAGTACTAGAACCTATCAGGAGAGAATGAGTATCTGTAATGGATGCCCTCACTTCAGGAAATCTCTTAGTCAATGTAAAAAGTGTGGTTGCTTCATGAAGGTAAAAGCACAGATAGCATTCACTAGATGTCCTGTAGGTAATTGGGAAAGGGAGAACGACCTAACCAAAGACCAACTTAGTATATTGAAACGATTGCTAAATCAAATCGGTTCAGATAAGATAAACCATAGTGATAATGTAGGAGTTACCAATCTATACAATGAAATCTTCGGAATGAAGAAGCAAGTTTCTAAATGTGGTTCTTGTGTAGCTCAAACGATAAACGAACTTAAAGAAATACTTAAAAGTTATGAGTAAAAATATAAAACCAATTTTCATTATAGGGGTACCCGACACATTTAGCAGTGAAGAGCAATCAGATATAGTAACAAGGGTTTCACAAAGGCTTGACGAATATCATGTGATGACTTATCATACAAGATCCTTTGAGCCTAAATTTGAATGTTTCAATGCTGACAATTTCACAGACATAAATCTAGAAGAACTAAAGAAGTTTATAGATGAAAATAGAAAGTAGAAGGATAAGCGAGTTAAAGTTTGCAGAGTATAATCCACGAACGATTAACAAGAAGCAATTTAAGGATTTAAAAGCAAGTTTAAAGAAGTATAGTTTAATTGATCCAATCATTATAAACTCTTCTAAGGATA